TCTTCTTTGATGTCATCAACATTCTTAACAGCCTGAACAAAACCTTTAGCAGTATTTGCTTCTTGTTCTTTTGTTTTCTTTGTAGATGCCACTTTCTGAGCTGTTTCTAATTCTTTCTTAAACTGCTCACTATCAGAATCTTCATTTATTTTGAACCATCTGATATCATAGAAAACATCTGCTACAAACTTTAGATTGTTTTCTTTCAATGATTTAAGTTTTTCTGTAAAAGATTCTTTTACACCAGCACTAGATTTTATCATCTTAACAGCTTGAGCATGAGATTTGAACTCATCGCTTTGATTATAATCATTTCCTTCTTTATCGTGATAAGCTGTATGAATACCTGATTTTTTATCATGTACTACATAGCCAATTTTCTGGCCTTTATGATGAATATCAGTTTGAGATTGGTGTTTATCATCATATGATTTCTTTTCTGTAACATACTCAACACTCTCATTTTTCTTTTTTCTCAACATCTTGAAATCTTCAGCATCAATCTTACCATTTTTGTTTGCATCAATTTTGTGTTGATTACCTTTTAATTCTTCTTTGTTCATGTGATATCCTGTTCCGTTACAATGGTCACACTTCATGCCTTTAATCATGCCAGTACCTTTACATTCTGGACACTCATGCTTTTCTCTAATCTCAACGGACTCATTTTTAGCTTTCTTATCAAAATAGTCTTTGTGATTATTGTGTGTTCTATCGTATTGTGGTAAATTATCATAGTTATGACCAGCCTTTTGAGCTAATTGTTTAGCTCTTTGTAAGTAGTAGTAACTATGGTCACCAGCAGTTTTACCAACAGATTCTTTAATTTTACGAACTCTTTTTTGGCTTGTTCCGTATTTTTTTCTCTCGGTTGGTTCATCGCTAGCAAACTTTGTTCTTGTATGTGTAGTTACACCGTCTTTGACTTTCTTAATACCTGTGCCTGACTTTGTTGGTACACCTTTTGCAAGTCTTTGTTTCGCTAATTCATCATTTTTCTTCCTCATGCCTAGCGGGTCATTTGGGTCAAACTTGTATGCTTCATTGTTTGGTACAGCTACCGTATCTTGTTGACCAGATATAACTCTCTTTGCAACCTCGAGGACAGAATCTAGTGGTTTATTTTTCATGGTTTCTATCTCCTTTTTTATTCTTCTATAATCTCTAAAACTAAATCGTTTCTACCTTTAATAAGTCTATGGTAGGTCATTTTAGGAATAATATAACTTTCATCTTCTTCTAATAGAAAAGGTATATCATCCTCAAATTGTAATAACCAAGATTTACCAGTTATTACTTTTACAACTCTTTCTCTTTTATCTCTATGCCAAATTAAAAGATTTCTATCCACATCTTCAGGAAATCTTCTATACATACATTGCAATGTTCTTGCTTCATAATAAGGTTTTACCAAAAGAACGACCCTCCACCTGACATTCCTAAAGCTTTAGCATATCTTGGTGTGTTACAAGCCCAATAAGCTGCTTTCGTTCTATCTTTTTGACTAGCACATTGATGTCTAGCTGCAAAACTCTTTCTTGCTTCAGGATTGTTCATCTTCACAGATAATCCTGTTGTGTCACCCCATGTAACTTTCTTTATGTTACCAGTTGATGGGTCTTTGACATAAACATAAAACTTTTTAGGTCCACCTCTTTTTGGTTGATTAAGTGGTGGAGTTTTCTTTTTTTCTTCTTCGTCTATCATAGGACAATCTAAAGGTACATGATTTCCTTCAAACTCTGCAAATTCTCCTATATCTGTATCTTCAATGATTCTTTTATCATCTTCTGTTAATTCTATATCACCTTTTTTATAAGATTCTCTAATCTGATTAAATGTTTCAAAATATTTTTTAGAACCTACTCTGAATATAGATTCAGATATAGGTGTATTATTTTCTACATGATACTTTATAGCTTCTGATATTGTATAGTCATCAAACTTACTATAATTTTTAAATTTAATCATTTAGATTTCCTTATGTTATATACTTCTTGGTCTTAAGCTCACCAGGTTTTTCAACACCTAGTTTTCTTTGTGTTTCTGCTTTTGGAACTGCAATAGATTTTAAACTTGTATCACCAATAAGTTCCTTCAAAGACTTCTTCTTTGGTTTATTAGACATTGTATTAGGTCTACTTAAGTTTTCACCAGAAGAAGCCATTGAAAGTCCTACTTCTGTGCCTCTATCTATTGATTCGTAGACCGATTTCTGTTTCTTGAATATCTCCGAGAAGGTTTTCTTCGAGGCTTTCTCTTGGGTTTCTTGTTGTCTTGAGATATCACCGCTTCTTCTTTCTTCTCCGTCTTTGTAGCTTTCGGTCTGTTGTTCGCTGTTGGAAACGGCCAAGCTGCTGTTTCGTCCCCCATCATCTCCGTTTCTATCGAATCTGGTGCTGGTTGAAACTTCTGCAAAACTCTTAACAGAAATATTTTTATTTTCTTTAACAATCGCTTCATTGTCTTTCTCCATTATATTTTCAGATATTTTACCTTTCCCAAAGTTAGAAACATTTACAGGTTTACCACCTTTTCCTGCTCTATCTGCAACTGGATCATGTTTTCTTTTTACACGAACAGCAGCTGCTCTTTCTTTTTTAGAAAGTTGGGCTCTTTTTTTATTTGACATACATTTAGGTTTAGGCTCACCAGGTTCTCTGGCACAATCGCCTTTTACATTTCCTTTAGAATCAATTCTTTTCCAGCCACCATCAGGATGACTTTTATCAAACCAATTTCTTAAATCTTCACTAAATGTATCTTCAAATTCTTGATTGATGTCATCAGTTATTTCATCTATTTGATTTGTAACTGCCTGTCTTATCATAAATTCTTCTATAGCTGAATTTGATTTCTCAAATTCTTCTTTTATTAAATCTAATAATTCTATTGGTATATTCTTATCTAATTTCTGTGAATTATCAAACTCAACATAATCATTAAAAAATCCTTTGTAGTGTTCTCTTAATGCGTTTACTCTTTTCCATTTTTCATATCTAACTTCTTCTGATAACATTCTACCACCTCTTTCACCTCTTTCTTTATTTCTCTGAATAGAAGCTTCGTTTGAAGTAATAACATTTACCATCATTGTATCATAACTCATTTCATGTAGAGTTTTCTTAACTTTTTCTACTAATTCAAAATCATCAGCTGAACCATTAATAATTAAACCATTTCTTTCTTTAATGGCATACCTTTGTGAAAATTCACTTGTGTTTTTAGGACTGGAATAATTTTCATGTAAAAACTTATCTGACTTTTCTAAACTTATTTCTTGTAAATCATATGTTTTGTTTATGTTGTTTAGAATTAAATCTTTACCTGAACCTGGCCCACCGATTATGAATATAGCTTTATAATCTTCTTTTATTTGCATACCACTTCTAACATGATTATATAATTCTTTTGCATGATTATCGTTTACATGAGATGGTAAACCTTTCTTAAAAGAAGAATAGTTACCTTTTGAGGCATGACCTCTCATTTTACTTGCTGACATTCCTGAAGTCCCTTCTGAATCTGGATCCCTATGACCAGCTGAATGTACTTTTATCTTTTTGAAATTAAACAAAGCACCTTTATGAGTACCATTATACTTATGTAAAACTTTATGAAACTCCTGCACTCTATCTGAACCAGCAACCATATGTAAATGTGTTGTGCCAGATTTGTGTAATTTCTCAGCCTGACTTAAAAAATTAGGGTGTTCTTTAGTTGATGTTGTGATGTTTGAGTTTGGAAAGAATCTTTTTGCGTGTGTTAACTTTTGCTTTGGAGAAAGTGGATTCTTCTTTTTATCTTGTGTATGAGATATAACAATATGGTGTGAACCATTTACACTCTTTGCAACCTGTTTAGTTTTATTTACTAACTTTTCATGTCCAGCTGTTGGTGGATTCATTCTACCAAAAGTTAGAACAGAGTGTTTTTCTTTATTTTCAGATAAAAAGTCTTTAAAATTCATTCTCCGCCTCTACAGCAAAGTTAATCTTTTATCGTTTATTTATAATTCTAAAATCTTTATAATGTCATCTACTGTGTTTTTTATTAGATGATTATTGATTACATAATGATAGGCTTTTTTAACTTTCTCATCATCTCTTTTAAAATTTTTCAATAACGATACCAAATCTTCTTCATTATCGTAAACTTGTCCATAGTCTTTCAATAATTTAGCACCAGCTATGTTTCTTGCAATCCATGGTGTTTTGTTTAACATTGATTCTAATACAACTAAACCAAATCCTTCTGCATCAGAATTCATTACATAACAATCTGCATCTGCAATAGCGTGTTTTATTTCTGATTCATCTTCTATCATAAAATTATAAACATTCTCACTATTTTCAGGCATCAAATTATGTCTATTATCATAACCTGTTGTTACTAAAAACCAATCATTTAAGTTTGCTTTCTTAAACAAGTTTACTAATTCTTTCATTCTTTTATTAGGCCAATAACCACCACAAGATAAAAACATTTTCTTATCATCAGGTAAATTATATTTTTTTCTGAATATGCCTTTCTTACCTTCTCTACTTTCAGGTGTAATACCATGAATAACTTTATGTGCTTTGTTTTCTACATTATGTTTCTTAACTAAATCCCAATCATCACTAGATGAACAACCAATATATTTTACATCTTGTAAAGCTTGTTTGCAAACAGGACTTTCTGATGGTTTTATTATCATATAAAGTATTGGTGAGTTTATCTTTTTAGCATTTTGTAATACAAAATTTTGAACACTAACATCACCACCATGAACAACTACTAAATCTTGGTTAAGTAAATGATTTGCATCTGATGTTACTCTTACACCATTTAAATGGCCTTTATGTTCACCTGATAACACAGTTACATCATATAATCTTTGAACACATTCTTCTGCCATTTGCTGAACATAATATTCAGAACCACCAGGATAAGGTGCATATCTATGAACAACAAAACAAATCTTTTTAGCCATATCTTAAAATTTCCTTAACTTTAATTGGGTAATCAGAACAAAAACCTTGTGCTATATCTCTATACTTTAAAACAGTTTTTTCTAAACCATCTTCATAGGCTTCAGGTAAAACACAAAATGCATTTTCAACAACAGGTTTACCTGGAAATGTCCATATATCTTTACCTGTTGTTAGAGTGTAATCATCTTGTTGATGCCAAAATGATCTAACATATGTATTAGAATTTAATTGTCTTAATGCATCTATATTTTTACAATGAACAAAGAAAAAAGGATTCTCTAAATAAATTTCTTCTATCTCTTGTTGATTGTAATCGTGACCTAGATAAAATTTATCATCTTCATATCTAACATCTAATTCAACATAAAAACCTAATTCTAAAGCTTTCTTTATAGAATCTAATTTATTTTCTTTTTCTTTATTCGGTCCTTCTAATAGACCTCTATGTGCAATTATTTTCATTTTTTACCATATACAAATAACCAATGTGAAGCCCAATACGGTGCATGATATTCACCTTCTAAATTAGGATATAAACTAGCTACATCAACTAATCTAAATTCAACATCTTTAAATCCATAAGATTCAAAATCTTCTTTAACCATAGGTAAGTCATTTGCATTGATAACACAATCAGCATGACCATTAGTTTTTTCTGCATCAAAGAAATCTGATTCATACGAAGCATGAACCGTATCATTAGACCATACACCAGCAACATATGTTGGATTGTATGCTAATTGAGATGATATAGCACCACCAGGTTTTAAACACTTGTATAAACCTTCATAGATTCTTCTTCTTATTGTTCTACATGGTATATGTTGTATTGAAATTGTATTGTATACAAAGTCATATGTGTTATCAGGAGTTTCTCCACAATCTGAACCACTAGATTCATAAAAGTTATTTGTTGGAAATTTCTTTTTAGCCACTTCTAACGCATAAGCTGAAACATCAATACCATCTACTCTTTCAAAAAATTTAGACATACGATTTACCATACGACCTGGACCACAACCAAAATCAATAGCAAGTTTACTTTTATCAGTCTTTACAACTGTTTCTGTTTCTTTATTTGGTCTTGTAAGTAAATATCTTTCATATGGAAATTTTTCATGCCAGCCATAGTTA